CTCACCTCTTTCCAAGCGCCGCTCTTGCGTACGCTTATCTTGGAGACGGTCTTGTAAACGCCGCCAACGAGGACTTTCATGGTCATGGGGTATATTCAATCCAGATGTCGTTCTCAGCAGGGCTGGTCGGGGCTGCCGCGCCCGCTGCGGTGATCTTGATATTCTCGCCCTTGCGGTAGCTCTTGTCATAGAATACACGCACGGCGGCGGCCTTCTTGCGGAAGCAATCATTGAAGTCCGCAGGCAGGCTGCCCTCGGCTACGTTGACGCCCTCAAGCGTGGTGTTGAGGTCTGCGTTAGTGTTCCAGTCTTGTACCGCCATTACTGTTCTCCCGGGAGTGCCACCATGCCACCGATGTGAACGCCGCCGACGCCCGCTATCGCGCGTTCCTGAGCCTGTCGCTTCAAAGCCGCTGCCTCAGCAACCCTGCCCTGAGCTACTAGCTCGTTGATCACGGTATCGATGGAGTTCGGATCAGTGAATGTTAGGCGCGGCAAAATCTGCTCGTTGACCGCCGCGTTACGATTGACACTGGCGCGCTGTGTCAGATTACGCACCCCGGCACCGAACCAGCCGGTCGGGCTTCCCACGTTGAATGGGAGGGCCATGTTAGCGCCAGCGTCTGCATCTTCCGCAGCGGCTAGGCGCTGCTGAGTACCTGAGCCGCGTAGCTCGTCGCTCAGTAGATTGAGCTGGCGCTCCTGCGTTACAGAACGATTGAGGTTGGCGAATTCGGGGTCTGTCAAGCCAAGAGCTTTTACCTGATCATTCGCAATATCGTCGTTCATGATGCGGTTAGCCGGATAGGCGTTGCCTCTTGTGCTGCGAAGAGAATCTTGCATATCGCGGGCAGCGCCGACGCGGTAGAACTCCTGCCCAGCTTCGGAACGCTTGGCTTGGCCCGCTACAATCTGCTCGGGGTCCAATTCTGTGTACTTACGACCTTCTTCCAGCGACTTGATCATTTCACTTTCGTCACCATATCTCCTGAGGTAATCCCCATATTCTGGCACGACTTCTTTCAGGCGTTCACGGAGCGAATCACGAATTGCCTTCACCTCGCTGGCCTGCGCCATCGTGAAAGTGTCAGACTGCCCACGGAAAGCGCGGGTGACTTCCTGATCAAGATAACGCTTGAGGTAGTCATACGTCCGCATATCTAGGCTACCGCCCCGAGTAAGGTCGGGAAGGTGATCAATAGACTGCCCCAAGGCTGCCAGACGAGCTCGCTCTGACTCAGCAAGATCAAGCGCCTTGGTCAGCGCTTTCTGCGCGAGTGGGAGCCGCGCCAGCCAATCAAGCTGCGGATCGTAAACCATGCGGCTTTGGCGACCCATGCCGCCCGCTTTTACTTGCCCCATATCAAAGGGAATATGAGCCTTCATAGGAGGGCCACTTCCGCCCATAGGAATGTCGTCTAGGATAGCACCGTCAAATCCTCTCTTCTTCAAAGCAGCAACTAGCGCATTAACGTCTCCTCCTTGCACAGCTTGGTCAAACATACTAGCTGGAGTAAGATTAGTATCTATACCGAGACGCTTCGCTTCTTGCTGAATTATCTCTAGAGGAGCAGGGTTCTGAATAGCGACATTAGCTTCGTGAACCGAGCCGGGAGTACCGAAGCGCATGGTATGCTCAGAAGCGTAAGTCTCAGCGGCTGCACGATCTGGCGTGAAGAACGACGGCCCTTGGAAATTAGGATCGTGAGGAGCGCCGCCTCTGTACAGCGTATCCGGTCCCGTTTCGCGAATAAACGTAGGATTGTCCGGTGTTTCCTGGCCCATCTGGCGCATCAGGCCCGCGTTCGGTGCTTCCTCAGCAACTTGGCCGGTTGGGACAACTTGCGACTTCGGAGGAGGCAACGGAGTTGGCGCATCTTCAAACAACGCTCGCTCCCGACCGATCTTGGCTGCCTCTTCTCGCTCAGCAACCAGCTCTTCATCAAGCGCGTGAACATCAGTACGCGGGGCCACGTTGCCGCGTACGTCTTGCATTATGCGACCGCCCTGCCCGCTAGTGCGTCGTTGCAGAGCTTCGATGGCAGGTTGCTGGGCTTCGCTGGGCGCACGTAGAGCGTGACCCGTGCGAGCGCGCGTTGCGCCGCCAATATCAGCCAAGCTGACAGGCTTGCCAGTAAAGGACTGTAGGACGTCCTTCAGCTTCTGAACACCAGAAGGGCTGACGATATCAAAGCCGTCACGCTTCAACGCCTTGATGATCTGCTTGACAGCCGCTTCCTCTGGCATTTTGTTCTTGAGGATATTCCAATAGTGAGCGACATGGGGAGCTAGTTGCATCGCTCCCGATGTAAGGCCGCCGAAGAACGTGCCAGCCAAGCCGCCAATAGCAGCCGACTGACCGCGCGTATCACCTTCACCAGCGCCAAAGCCCCCGGCAGCGCCGGTGACGCCGCCCGCGCCCATGCCCGTGAGAATGGGGTGGCTCTTAGCAAATGCGCCGATGGTCTCAGCCACCCGTGGGAGGGCTTGCGTGAACCGAGGAACTGCTGCGCCGACAGCACGAGGCCATGTAGACAAGACACCAGTGATCCGGCCTGCGGCGTCCATGTAAGGATGCTGCTCGGCGTCAGCCCGAGCCTGAGCGCTGGTATCAGCCATGTTGCCCGCAACGACTTGGTCGTAGTTGAGACCTTCGTCACCCCAAACACTCTTCTGGTTATTGGTCATGCCAAGCCAGTTATCCAGTGCCGCTGCACCGGGGATCAGTGCGTTGGCGCGTGCCGAGAATTCATCAGCAAGATTAAACGTGGCTTCCTTGGGCAAGGCGCGAAGGAACGTACCGCCCGCGCTGCTTTCTAGCTGAGGCTCCTGATCCTGTCCAGCCTCGCCTGCGATATTCACTTCGCTCGTTGGTCGATCCATGATGGAAGGTTCGTACGTCACCCCCGGCTGAGCATTAGCGATAATGTCATCCGCCATCGTCGTGATCTGTGCATCGGTGAGACCTTCCTCGGCCTCGAACTCGATGATCTCATCACCGGTGTCAATTTTGTAACGTACCTGTGCCATTTATCGCGCCTTTGGTGTACGTGAGATAACAGTGATCTTTGGACCTTTGGGAGCCGGGGTAGGAGGCGGCTTCTTCCCGTCACCCATGAGCTTCTTGGTGATATAGTCGCTGCTCTTGGCCCAGAGCTCGTCAGCCGTGAAGCCGTCTGGGCTCACGCCATTGAGTCCCCAGTTATTCGCAAACTTCGTATAGAAAGCCGCTTTGGCCTGCCGCCGACGAATTTGATCGCGGCCAGCGTTGATGATCTCCATGTTCGCTTTCATATCCTTGTTAGGGGAGATGTCAGCAAGCATCATGCGCTGTGCATCAGTATTGGTCTGTACGCCTTTCTGGAGAAGCTGGCGCTCCAGCACCGCCGCGTTCTGGATAGCGCGGGCCGTTTGATACGCTGACGTTTCCTTCGGAGTCACCGCACCGATGCCGCGCGCTACGCCGCCAAAGGTCGCCGCGCTGGCCCTGTCAGCCCAGCCGCCTTCCTCTTCTGGAATAGCAGGGCTGAGCAGGAGACTATTGCGATATGGGCCGGGACGAATGTCCGCCAAAGCCTTTTCAGCGCGATCGTACAAAGAGCCGACTTCCTTGGCTGCCGCTGCGTCTTCGCCCATGGTGTTCAGCCGCTGGCGATCCTCTTTGCTCATACCCGCTTTCTTGGGCTTCGCTGGATCGACACCTGTATAGGGAGCCCACTCCCCATTCGTCTGGATGCGTAGACTTCCATCTTGCATCTTGATAATAGTACCTTCGGCCATACATCACCTATTTCTTTACGACGACAGCGCCGGGGGGCAGAGCTAGAGCTGGCTTACCAGTCTTCGGCGGCGCGTTGGCGCGAATCTGGGCTGCTCCTGTAGTAGCGCCTGCTCGTGTACGTGCGACGTCCTTAGCTGTACCCGCCTTAGACTCCAGTACGTACGTCGCATTCGACTTGAGCAGATAACCCTCGATCAGCTTCTTCAGTGGATCGCCATCATCTAGCGAAGACCACTTCTTGGAGAGAGCCTCGAACTCAGACTCAGTACGCGGCGGTTGCATGATGTAAGCCTCGCCGCCTCCGGGGGGAGTAACGAGGATGCTGTTGCCGAAGACCTTGTACTGAGGCTGCGTCATCTTCTGCTTCAGCTCGTAGTTAGCCGCAGACCGCTCAAGGTCAAGAGTCTCCTGCTGCTGCTTGTACGCTTTCTGGTTCGCCTTGGCATCCCAGATACCGCCGCGCAACGCCGCCGCGTAAAGCGAGTCAGGCTCCGGCATGAATGCGCCTTCCAGCAAGCCGCCGATAGCGCCGAGGATACCGCGCTTTTTCTTCTGCGCGACTGCCTCAGGAGCTACCGGAGCCATTCCAGGTGCGACCGCCGAAGCCTGCACTGGCAGACTCGGCCCCGCGCTGCCCTGAACTGGCGCTGGCACCATGGGCGGCTCCGGAGGTAGATACGGAAGGTTCGGCGGATGCTGCGGAGGAGCAGCGTACCGCGGATCGAACGAGTCGTAAATATCCGGGCCGGTGTATTGTGACTGATATGGCATCGTCGCTACTCCTAGCCACCCATTAGCATGGGAAGCATCTTCATGATAGCGCCCATAATTCCGCCGCTACCTCCGGCCCCTGCGGCGGCTGCGGGAGCGCCCCCAGCGCCAGCGACGGGAGCACCGCCTGCGCCAGCGACGGGAGGTACTGCCCCGCCAGCGCCTCCCTCCGGCAGAGGAGCCAAGGGGTCGACCGCCTTGTTTCCCTGCGGACCTCCGCCCCCAGCCGTCGCCATCGTGTCGTCGACCGCCCTGACGCCAGTGCCTCCAGCGGCCTTGCGTTCCGCTGCCTGTCGTTCAAATCGCTGCTGAGGCGTTTCAAAGCCGCCAGCTTCAACTGGCGCAACAGAGCCAGTCGGCAAGAATTGCATTCCGGGCCGCTGCATCATAGCGGGCTGCCACCGCTGAATTCCGTCCATTAAAGGCATGGCCCTATCCTCCGAGATTAAAGAGTTTGTTGGTGAACGACGTTGCGACCTTACCGATCAGCCCTTGCTGATAACCGTAGTTCGTCTGTTGGCCTGTCGTCTTGCCCTGCTGGCCTAGCTGGGCAATGCTGCCTAGCGTGTTCCCGTACTGCTGATTGATGTCGTACGGGCGCGAGCTAATATTCTGACCTGCGCTGATCATGGCTTGCGGACCGAGGTAGCGTCCAGCCTCGAGCTGCGGAGCCATGCCAGCAGCCGTCATCATGTTACCACGCTCGTTCGCGTAGTTATTGGCGTAGACTTCGCCGCCCGCCTGAGCAGCGCCATATCCGGAGTAGTATCCGCCGAGCCCGCTGCCAGTGCGCCCCGAGCCGCTGAAAGAAGAATTGACGTTCGTCGCCGCTTGACCAGCCATGCGGTCGGCGATTTCCTTGATGTACGGGTTCGTATCCGGGTTGAGATAGTAGCCGCTCAGGGTCTTGTTGTTCGCAGCAATGGCAGGATCAATAGCCGTAGCACCCTGACCAACGATGTCCTTCAGCAGGTCATATCCCTCCTGCTCATAACCGCTGATCTGGGGCGCTCCGCCGCCGTACAACTCCGACGTACTTTTCAAGTAGTCGTTAATATACGGTATCGTTGGCTCGTAAGGATCGTAGTCGCTCGTTCCTTCCGACTTGCTCTTCGACGACTTCTTCTTGCCGCCTACGAAGAACTTGCCAATGCTGCCTAGAAGTCCCATGTCATTCTTCCTTTATGGCACTAGCTCATAGCCGGATGCGTCGGCCTTGACCTTAACTGTGTAGCCGCCCTTGCCAGCGAGATTAGTCGGTAGCTGAGGCGGCGGAACAACGGGCTGGTCAGCGTATTCGAAACTACCTCCGTCAGCCTTTACGCGAATTACCTTTAGTTCGTTGCCGATCAACGGTTGATCAATCAAGTCGGTGAGATGCCACCGCTGAAAGATCTCTATTAGCCGCTTCGCCCAGCCGTAGACGCCAGTAGGCGTCTCTGCTTCTATGCTGGACAAAAAGACGAATGGGCTACCTAGCATCAGAATACTCCCGTTGCTTTGCGAGAAATCTGTACACCATTCCCATGTGTCCACGCCGCACCGGCTGGAATGATAACCCGGAACCGCATGTAGCGAGCATCGCCGAAAATGGAGAATGTTCCGTCAGCTTCCTGCCATATGGCATTGCCCAGCTCAAGAGGCCCTCCGATAAGCTGGTCACGTTTAAGTACGCGCATCTGCGCGACCGGAGCGTTGATGTCCACCAATGGGCGCGCATGATTGATGAAGACACGCCTGCCGTCCGGCCCAGTGAACTCGCTGGTATCAATAGCGGCTGCCATGTTAGGTCCAACGAAGAGGCCATAGGTGTGAGCCGTGTCAAAGGCCGCCAGCCGCATACGCCCGCCCGCGCGGTACTGAGGGCTGTCGAAGCTGACAGTGTAGCTTTCGGCCGGGTTGGTCAGCTCTTCCGCCGATATGTTGGACACGGCGCTGCTGAACAGATATTCCAGTGGTATCTGCGTATGAGCGAAGCGGTTCTCGCGATAGGAGTAGGTGATGATTTCATCCAGCTCGCCCGATGAGCCGGTCGGGAAGGCCCAGTGTACGCAGCCATTGACAAAGTCAGCCGCGCCGACAATGCGATTGCGGAAGCTGTACTGGAGCTTGTTGAAGAAGTAGCGATTAACGCGGCTATCCCCAATGGGGACGGAGTTCGTACCGTTCCAGTAAAAGAACCCGTCCTCAGCAATGAAATACTGAAGCGGGCCAATATCAACAACGCAGTCGCGGGCAATAGCGCCGCGCTTGTCCTCCAGAGTAGCGATATCAAAGATGGTAGGCGGGCCGCGATAGGTGGCACGGCTGATCATACGCGCTTGGAAGATGGTGCCATGTTCTCGGCCAGCTATCGCTACGATTGGCCCGCCTTCCGCTGGCATGTCTTGAAAATCAGCCTGTGTGATGGGATCACTGATCCACGGCATGTCGATGTTGTTGAAGCCGCTCCAGCGGATACGACTTGGAAAACGTCCGCCGCTATCGTCCGGATCGATAAGCAGGTCACCGAGGAATAAGAAGTCGCCGACCTGTGCGCCGCAAGCAGCGCGCGGCGGGGTGCCGCCCAGTACGACCGGGGGAGTAGTGGTCGCGACAGGCGAACGCATAGGATCATGCTCGGGATGGATCATGACCATCTGCTCATTTACTCGTATGAACTTCCACGAGTTTATGATATTGCTGTTCTTGGAGATCAACTTGGTGAAGCCGCCGCCACCGAACTTCGTGTAGATACCGGCAATCGTACCCGCGTAGATTTGAGTAATGTCGGCAGGTGATATGACCGACGTAGCGCCGCGCACTACCTCCGGCAGAACCGTGCTGGTCGAGAGACTGGGAAACGGACTGTAGCCGCCCTCAATGGGTAGGACATTGAGAGCCTCCACCGCGCCGGGATTGTTCAACTCCGGGAGATCAGGCAGCCATTCGCCAAACGGAACGTCAGTCCGTTCAACGTCATCAACGACGATATCAGCAAGTTGGACAAGGGCGGTCAAAACTGGGTGCTCCTAATCTCGCCAGTGCTTGACTTTTCAGCCGTCGCATTTTCTAGCTGCTGCTTGTAATCTTCGGAAATAGCTTCCATGGCCCGCGCCTCGCCATAATCGCGTATGACATCGCGGAGCAAGTTGCGCTTTGCCAGCGCGCGAATGTAGAGCTCGCCCTCGTTGAGCCATGGGTTCGTATCATCATTGCCAACGAATGGGAACGGATCAAGCTGGCCGTGGCCGCGTAGATACAGCGTACCAGCGACGCTAGGAATGGGGTCGAGGTAGATCTTCCCTTCGTACCGCGAATAGAAATCTGGCAACCCATACTGAGCGTTGCCATTTGCGCGATCTTGAAGATCAAGGAAATTCATAGGGTCTACATTGTAGCGCGTGCTGCCGACGTTATAGTAGACCGCGTCAATAGTGACGAGAGTATTGATGTCAGGGTAGGACTCTGTGTTGGCAACGAGTGGGAAGTTCACCAGCATCTCGTTAAACCAGAAGCGAGATTGGGCCGCTTCCTTGATAGCGTCGTTAATGGCGAATTTAATATCCTCAGTCAGATTGGAGCGCCGAAGCTCGGTCGCGATACGTGTGATGGTTTCATTAAACGTAGCCACGACCGAGCCTCCTTGTCACTTACCTTGGCGCTTTGTTCCGCTTCGCCAGCTTGCGCGGCGTCTCGGCTTCTTCCTCCGGCTCAGTGGTGGCGGCTTCTTCAGGTTCGGCATCCGGAGTTTCAGGCTCCGGAGCCTCTGCCACTTCGCCACCGTCACGGTCTGCGCTCGGATTGTAAGCGATGTAATCATCATCGTCAACTTCATCATTGTCACCGACGATGTCGCCAACAGCCTTAGCCTCAGCAGCCCGCACGCGAGAAGCAACGGAGGCGGCTTTGCTAACAGCCGCCCCCCGCAGCGCCTCAACCCGTTGAGGATCGATGATCTCCACAGCCGAGCCGTTAATGCTGAGCTGCTTCTTGGCAGCATCCCATTTCTCGGCGTCGACTCCGTCATTGTAGAACCCATAGACGGGAGCCACAGCAGGCCCGTTGATGTGCTCTTCAACGACACGGATACCATAGATACCTCCGCCTCCATAGGCGTCCTCGATGATATCCTTGCGCGTCTCCTTATGGAGCCGTGACAAGTCGACCAACGTGTACGCCTGTTTCGTTCGTTCGCGGGTTAAGGTGCGCTGGACCATAAACCTTCCTTCCTACTGATCGTTGTTTGGCGCGTAGGCGATAAGAACATCGCCGAGGCCAGTGGTGGGAGCGCCTGTCGCCGCAGACGACACATAGAGATCGGTGTCGTTCGCGAACGCAAGGTTCGGGATCGTCGGGCTACGTGCGCCAGCGCCAGCGGCGTCCGTAAAGACCTCCACTCCCGTTGGCGTAGTGCCGACATTCAGAGCCGGCGACGTACCGTTGAACGCCGTGGTAACGCGGACGTTCAACGCGACCAGCATAGCTCCCGCCGGAACCGTACCGATATAGACGCCAGCAGCGATGCCAGCTTCATTATAGGTGACGCGCTTGCGGAAGTAATGAACCTGCTGCGTGTGCAGGACACGAGGATTTCTCGCCATGACTTATTCCTTTCTAGCAGCGATTACGGCTGCGGCGCATAGGTGGAGAAGACGATCGTGCCGTAGTCCAGATTGTTGAACTGCGTCTTCTTGAGGCCGGCGATCATGCCTGCCGCAACGCCGAGCTGATTGTTGTAGTCAAACAGCTCTTCGACCCAATTCATCTTCTCCGGCCCAGCCTCGTCGCGGCCAGTAGCCATGACGACAGCCTGCGCTCCGCACATCACAGCGCGGCGAGCATTGGCGACAGCGGCGCCAGTCGTGCTGTGAACACCATTGGTGACACGTGACGACTCGTGGATAACCACGCCGTTGTAGATACCGAGGAACGACCCACCCTGGAAGATGGGGTTATCCTCGCTACCCGTCGCGATGAGCTTGGACTTCTGGAGATCGGCCCACGCGCCCGCGTTGTAGTTGGAGCGAAGCGAGAAGGTCTGGTACGGGTGGATGAACAGGACGTAGTAGTCACCACCTTTGTACCGCACCGGCCGAATGGGGACGGGGCCAGAACCGCCCGCCGAAGCGAACGTCTTGGCACGCGCAATCATGCGATCGATGTGTGCCAAGCTGAACTCGTCACCGGCAGTCAGTGACTCGTCAGTCGTTTTGCTGTTCGGCCGAAAGATGTGGTTGCCGTCCGGTGCCAGCACCGGCTGCATCCCCGTATAACGGACATCGCCCTGTGCCGTGAACCCCGCCGCCTGATTGAAGAACCAGACATCGAGCCGGTCAGCCCACCAATCCTTCAGGCCGTCCATTGACTCCTGACGAACGCTGAACGGCACGCGCTGCTCGGACATCTTGCCCTTGCTGCGTACCGCGTGACGAAGCTGGTCGATGATGATGGAGTCGGCGAAGGTGCTGAGTGCCTCTTCGTTGCCTTCCAGCGTATTGTCGCCAGCCGTACCAGCGCCGACCAACTGCAGACGCAGGCCGAAGGTGACTTTGTCGCCGGCCGACTTCTTGAGTTCGTCGCGCATTTGGATGATCGAGTTCTTGTCGGACGTACCGATGAACCGATCGATGAACGTCTCTCTCAGACTTTCGATAAAGAGACGCTTTGCCCACAATTTCACCGCAAGCGGATGATTGGGGCCATATTCGGTCATAGCCATAGGATGATCCCTTTCAGGGTTTCGGTTTCAGCTCAGTCCAGTGCGCCGGACTACCGCGAAACCCCCTGTGCGCCGGGAGTATGCGCAAGACCTTTGAGGTCGTCTACACCTTGTCGCCTGTATCGTGCGGTGACTTACGAGGTTGGGGTGGCCGTGGCAACCACCCCAGTCGTGTATGATACGCGCGAGTGCCAGCCCGCGCAAGCCTTTTATCCGATCGCCGCAAACCGACTATTTGCGCCCTTTTGACCAAGGCCGAGATACTGTTCGAACTCATCGTCGGACATAGCAAGCAAGGCCTCAGCATTAAGCTCCTGAGTTGACAAGCTGACGCCTCCGCTGCCGCTCAGGCTGCGACTGGCCTGCTGGCCTGCTCGCACCGCGCGCACCGCTGCCTGTGGCTGGACGCCTCCACCGTTAGGCTGAGGCACAGGCAGCGGGGCGGGTTGCTGATTCATATTGGGACGATAGCCGCGCGCCGTGGCAAGCTGATAGATTACCTGTCCAGCCGACATACCGCGCTGCCATGCCTGATTAGCGATCTGTCGCGCTTCCTCGGTCATTATATTCTTGGCTTGGTCAGGCGGGTAGAACTGAAGCAGTTCCTGAGCACGGGAATTGACGAAGTACGTGCTGGCGTCGTCGTAGTCCGGTACTGACTGAGCGAACAACTGTTCGTCCTGTTCCAGCGCGTTATCGATCTGTCGGAATTGATGCTCCTGCGCTCGCTCATTCTGAAAATCAACGAGCCGCTGCTCCAGCGCCAAGATGTAGCCAGCCGGGTCTTGGTTGATATCCGGCATCGGCACTTCGTTCCCCGGCACCCGCTGTTCCCGCGCTGTCAGGATAGCGTTCAACCTAGCTGTCGCAAGCTGGGCCGTGCGGATAGCTTGTGCAGACCGTTGGCGCTCAGCATGGAGAGCTTCGTGTGGCACCATGCGGGACTGCGGCGGTTCGGCCGGAGGCTGAGCCTCCAGCGTAGCCTTGTCGGCCGCCAGTTCATCAGCCGACTTGAACGTGCCGTCAGCGCGATGGCGGCTGCCAAGTTCTCCGGGCTTCGGCTCAGCGGGCGGCTCCGCTGGTTCCTGTCCGGCAGGCGGCTCCGGCGGCTCTTGTCCCTCTGGCGGCTCCGGCGGCTCTGCTTCCAGTTCCGTAATCGGTTCGCCTCCCGGCCCTGCCGGAACTACGCCGTGCTGTGCGAACTCAGCTTCTTCTTCGGGAGTAAGGTCGTTAATGGCTGGCATTCTAACGTCTCCTATTCAAGCGGGGCAATGGGCTCAGACGGAGGAGGTAATGGCTCCTGCTGCTGAGGCTGTAGTCCTTGCAGAAGCTGCCCTATCATTCCTGCAAGCTGATCAACTTTCTGTGTGAGGCCGCTTAGATCAGCGCCCTGTCCAATGCCGGGGCCGGGAGCTCCGCCACCAATATCGGGGAGTTCCTGTGCCGCATCTCTAGGACTAACCGCGCCTGCTACGGGCTGGCGGGCCTTGACCTCCGCACCGAGGACAGCAGCTTCAGCGCGGGTGCCGTCAGCAATCATGCTACCGACATCTATCTTTGCCGCCCACTGTTCCTTGAGGCGTTCGGTTGCGGCGCGATACTCGTCGATCTCCAGCTTGAGCATCTCCACCGCGCGGTCATCTTCGGCAGTCTTGGCAGCCTCCATGGCTTTGTTCAGCTCTTGCTCAAGCATCTGCAACGCGCCCTCGGCTTGCTTCAGTTTCTCCTGAAGCTGTTCCGGCGGCAATTCAGCACCCATACCCATGGACTTCTTGATCTCCTCCACCACGCTTTCCGGATATGGGGAATACTTGAGGAGTTCCACGGCTGCCTGCGGCGGAAGAATACCCATTTGCAGAATTTGTCCGGTGATGGCCCAGATGAATTGCTTCTGGTCGGGCGAAGTAGGAGCCTGATCGATGACAACATCGAACTTCTCTACACTCTTACCTTCCTTCATCAGCGGGATATATTTGATCTGGCCCTTTTCGACCACGCGTACGAGCGTACCCTCGGGAAGCAACCAGATGAACTGGAGCATCAACTTGCCTTGGAGCTTGCGGTAGCGCCGCAGGCTGTCAAACATTGCTGCCAAGACTGTCATAGCGCTCTGACGACGCTGCGCTTCCAAGCTGGCGGCCTGCTCCCGGTCAGCCTGCCCCAGCAATTCCAGGTTCACGCCAGTAACGTCCCGGATGCTGCTAATGGCAAACATCATCAGCCCGTCAAGTCCTGCCGGTAACTGCCCCGGCGTCCGCTCCTTGACCTTGTTCTTCTGCAGAGCTCCGGGCTTTACCCAGACGATCTTCGTGGGGTTGCTCCAATCACGCTCGGCCTTTCGCACGTTCTGGAACGCGTCGGTCTCAGCTAGCAGTCCACCCTTCGCGTTCGTGTTCATAATGTGCATCGTCTGACTGAGCCACTTGTTCGCCCACATCTGCGGATCGAACATATCACGCACCATGCCGTAGAAACACTTCTTCTCGTGATCGCGGTAGGCGGTCATGGCCCGGAACTGGAACATGCCCATCTCGATCTTGCGCGTATGCAAAATCTGGTTGCCGATGAAGCATTCGTAGTACACCTTCTTCGTCACGCGCGCGTGCTCGAACTCAATTGGCCTGCCCGCCGCGCCTACTGCCTCAGCTCGCGCCTTGAACGCGGCGAATTCGTCATCCGTCATTTCCTGCACGGCCTGATCAGTAGGCGTTGCCACCATGTTGACCGGCTCGCGCTTCCAATACTGGCACTGTACGACGGTGACGGTTTTCAGCTTGCCCCGGCGCGCACCCTCCACGAATTCGCGAGTTTTCTCAGGGTAATCCTTCTTCTCGCCTGTACCGCCGTCTTCCGGGGTAATTTCCTCATCTAGCCACTTGGCATCAATGGCGGCGTCGTTAAGCTCTTCGTCCAGCTCTAGCAACGCCCGTACGTCATCCGGGTCCATCTGGCGAATGCGATACACCATGCGAGCGTCAATGTAGTTCTTTCGACCAGCGCCGCGGTTGACGCCCATCTCCAGCGGATTGATCCGCTCCTCAACCACTACGCCGCGCGGGTCTTCGTCGAAGTCCATGCGGGTTTCAGTCCAACCCTCGCCGCAAATAGCCATGTCGCGGAATGATTCGCTTTCCTCGTCCTCCGCATGGCATTCATCACGTATCCACTTGCCGGTGGAGGTGATCATCTCGTTTATACCAACGTCACCTTGTTCACGCGGGGAATACACAACAGTCTGCCGGTTGTTGACCTCCAGTCCGCACACAGCGTTAAGAATGGGGGCGACACGGTTGAACGTGATACTAGGGCGCTGCTGGTCATCAAGGACACGCTTATCTTCCTCGCTCCATTGATCGCTGGCAACAAACGCGAATGCCCGCTTGGCTTCCGAGCGCCACTTACTCCGCGCGCGTTGCCCATCCTTGATATCCCTTTTCAGGCGACGGAATTCAAAGTCGTCGGAGGGTTCCCCGGACTCGGCGATGGGATACTCGTCATCCCTTGCTTGTTCGATAGCGCTCATGCTGCCCATGCACTCCCTTTTGAATGAGTATCCCGCTTTGCGTAACGATCACGTCGCTCCCCTTCGGTATTAAGGAGCGAGTCGTACTCAGCGAATGTAAGAACAAAGGCATCCGCGCCATCTGGTGAACGACCCAAGCGTTCCTTCGTGTCCTGCTTGGGCTCCAGCTTGATCTTACCATTCGGGAGGTAACTAAACAATATATCTCGCATTTCGTCCACAATAGGCGACTTACGCGACATGCGGTACTCGGGGTCTTCGAAGAATTCTTCGTTACCCTCGTCAAGTATCCACATCTGGCGCTTTTCAATGTCGACCAGCATGGAGCAGTCCATCTTTTCAAACCAGCTACGAGCACGCCACCATAGCTCATCGCGCAGGCGCGAGAACTTATCGTGAATACCGGCTACTTCACTGACGTTAATTCCGATGATTTGCGTTCCTTCAAAATGACCCTCAGCGGCCATTTCGTTGAGGCGATCAACCACGCCAGCGCCGACCCCGATTGCATCAATACAGATCGCGCTCGGCTTGTCATCAACATCGGTGTTCTCCCACATTACTTGAATTCGTTGTGCCGTCTGCATCAGGTTCAAGCCTTGCCAGAAGACAATAGGCTCCATCAGCATACGATTTCGGCGCTTGGCTAGGGCGGTGCGGTCATCGCCAAACCGCGCAACGTCCAAGCCCCATATCGGGCGGTAGCGGTCGCAGCCAATGACCGGGCGGTTCAGTGCCTTGTCAAGCCACTCCGCTGGAATAAGTGTAGCGACGTCCTGCTCCGGGAACTGGCCCAGTACGCGCACGCGGGCATAGTCGCTGTCGAGGCCCCAATCCTCGATGATCTCAGCAAGGCGCTTCTTGTTCGCCATTGCAGCTTCGCGAGCATCAACGGTGAATTTCGTCCAGCGCCGCGCGAACTTGTGCCAGCAGTCATAGAAACGTCCCGATCTCTTCGTGGGGTTGCCGTAGACAAACCAGAAAGCATCGGGGTCGGACATCGCGCCTTCCGCGACCTCCCAAATCTTATCTGAAATACCTGAGGCCTCATCAAAGATAATAGCCTGTCCGCGTCCAGCGTTGTGCATACCGGCGAAGGCTTCCGAATTGTGATCGCTCCACGGAATGGCGTCGGTTCGCCACGTATCCTTGTATTCGACATGATGCAGGCTGGTCGCGTTGTACTTGAACCAGTGACCCGTGATGCAGCGTCGCCGCCAGACCTCCAGTTCGCGCCAAGTCTTGCGGGTTAGCTGATCCTTGGTATTGGCGGTGACCACCCCGGCGAAGTGCGGACGCGTGGACATGAGCCATAGGATGATCCATGCGGTGTCGGCCGACTTCCCGACGCCGTGTCCTGCCTTTGTCGCGTAGAACAGCGGATCATTGATACGCTCCGCGTCGTTGCGTGTTTCGTTGAGCGTGTCGCGTATGCTCTTCAAATGGGCGGTCTGCCATTTATCCGGGCCGGTGAACTTTTCAAGTTCCCCACGGCCCCAGTCAAAAGCAACGAGAACGAAGCGATACGGATCGAGATAGCACAGCGCCATTTCATCGGCGAGTTCATCGTCAATGTTCACAGCGATAGCCTTGAGCTCCCGCTGCTGCTGTATGGCTCTGATGCCCTCAAGACTAACTGTTGTCATAAATCCCCTATGCTGGTCGGAGCGCGATGCAAGCCGCGCCCCAGCTATCAGTTGTATTAGAGCTTCCCCCGGTCCAAAGCGCAGGATCGAATGCACCACTCGTCCAATCGAGTTTCAGCCCTGCGGCAATCTGTAGCTTCCTCGTTCCGCTCAAAGCGTTCCAATTGCGAAAATGTCCATTGACCGAACTGAGATCGCCGGGGTTCTGAAGAATGCTGGAAGAACCGCCAGCCATCCCGCCGCAAACGATAATCTTAGCCCCCGCCGTTACCGGAGTAATGGCAGGAGGATTGACCTGCCCGGTGTTACCGCCCTGTGTGACGACTGATGCAACATCTAATACCGTGGTCGCGTTGACCCCACTGAAAACATGAATAGCGACGCCGATTGCGTCGCCCGAAACGCCGCAGTTAACGATCTGTAGTGAAGTATTGGTGCCTACGAACTGATAATGAACGCCGCCCGTAAAATAGTTGGAGTCCGCCATTCCAAAAGCGGCGGCATGGGCGGCGGTAAAGCCGCCCGAAACATTGCCGACCGGCGCGAGCTGGGCGATCGACCGACCCGCGAGTCCCGCGTGTCCGGTGAAGCAGACGATAAGGTCATCAGCAACCGGGGTGATGGGATTGTTGGCAGCGTCGAAAAATCCCCCGGCATAGTTGAGGGTGACGGTCCCGGCGTTGTTGTAATTCTCGCCGTAGGTCGAACCTTTCCAGACAATGCCACCGCCGCCAGCCCTGCGCGTCCTCATAACTTTGAACGGGTTCATCGATCAAGCCTCCGTTGCTACGCTGACGACGTCCCACTTAGTATCGAGAGCGTTATAGATGATACCGATGTAGGTAGTCTTGGCATTAACTAGGCTAGTTGGCAGAGTGACGCCAATAGCGCGATAGATTGCATTCCAAGTGACTGTCGCAATGGCGGCGGTGGCCTTGATACGTATGACATGACCGAAGCCGTCTACAGCCGTACCCGTCGGCGCAGCGATGGTCAGCGCCACCGTCTGTGTCGTACGGGTAGTCATGTCATTAGTGCCGACCGGGGTCAGCGTGGCGTTGCTCGTTGATGTGCCAATACGCGGAGCATCTGGGGCCGCGCCGAGCATGGTCATCGCTGCCGTAGCAGTGATTTCCTCAACCGCGCCGCTGCCCGCCGTATCGCGACCAAGGAAGCGATTGGTGGCCGCCATGGTCAGGCCGGATGACGTTGCCAAGCCCGCTGTGAGAACCGCCACACCACCCTGCGTGATCGCCCCGGTGACAGCTAGCGTTGTAGCTACTGTCAGAGAACCGCTGAAAGCAGCCGCGCCACCTGCAATTAGTTGAAGAGTAGAGGCGCCCTGCGCGCCTAGATAAAGGTCGCCGCCGCCGGTCGGCGCGGTCCGGATATAACCGTTGGTGCCGTTGTGCAGCATATACATTTTGTCGGTATTCAACCACAAGGTTGTATTGGTGAACGTGGCAATGGTCGCGCCAATGGTTAGTTCGCCCTCAATTGCAGTGCCAGCAGCATCATAGCGGCGAATTTTGATTGTATCGTCACCACGGTTCCAGAACACCAAGCCTTGACGCACATTGAGGTCGTCTTTCAGGTCGTATTGGGCATTGCCTCCTGCGGCTGCCTGCGAAACGATATTGCCGTTGGTGCAGTCAAAGCCCGAGCTGCACGCCAATAGGCCGGTCACTGTCCCGCCGGTCAGCGGCAGATAGTTCGACAGAGCGGAGACAGTGGCGATTGCCGCCCCGCCGACGCTCTCGACCGTCAGGACGGTGCCGCCCCCACTAACAACCACGTCGCCCTTATCGCCGTCGGTTAGTCCGCCGCCACCCGGAGGCGCTGCGAATGTCCCATCAGCACGGAGGAAATTGGCCGTGCCGCCGCCGCTGGCAGGGACAAAGCCCGCTACGCTGCTGGTGAAAGTGGCGTGAACGTGACCGACGGTGGAGAAATCCGCGTCGGAACAAGCAGTATTGAACTGCGCTATAGTACCAGTGATACCGACGATGCTGGATTGATCCCCGGTATTGGTTCCGGAGAGATTAGAGCCACTGACCGCACCTGTAGCCGACAGAGTTCCGGTAACGGCGAGGCCGGTCGCGCTGAAGACACCATAGTTCGCAGCGCCAGTCTTGTTAGTGATGTAAACTGTATCAGCCCGAACATAGCCGATGCCGGTCGTACCTTGCAACCGGAGCGCCTGCGTTCCCGCCGCGCCCATCAACTCGACGACGCTACCGCCGCTCGTTGGGTTCAGCGTGAATTGCGGGCTGGCCTTGTTAATCGTCTGGTCAGCGGTAAAAGTATTCGCCGCGCCTATACCAGCGAAGTTGTCGTCAGTCAACGCCGTGTTGAACTGCGCCAGCGTCCCGGTAATCCCGGCGATCGAAGTCTGGTCACCGCTGTTGGTGCCAGTGAGGCCCAAGTCCGTCTTAAGCGTCGCCAGCGTCTGGGTTTCCGCCGCGCCAGTACCAGCGGTCTTCCGGTAGAACACCGTGGCAGTCGGCACGGTCAGTATGTCTGCGGGTACGTGCGTATGAACCGCCGCTGCCTTGGCGTTGAGCGCATTCTGGAGGTCGGTCTGGTTGGACAAAGTGCCAGTGATCGCGCCCCATGCCACGCTGCCCGCCGGAACCGCTGGAACAGCCCATGCGCCATCACCACGCAAGAACGTATCCGTACCTCCCGGCCTAGTGGGAGCCAGACCAGCAGCGCTCGTGCTGACAAGCGCGGTACTTGCCGCCGTATAGCCCAGCGCCGTGTTCACATCAGCGCCAGTGAGCACCACAGCGCCGGTACGACCGTTGAAAGACGAAACCCCGGCCTGCGGCAGCAGAAGCAGCGGATCTTTCCACGTGCCATCTGCGCACAGGAACTTCACGCTACCTCCGCCAGAAGCGGGAGCGAGGCCGTTGGTGCTGGGAGTAAAGACAGCGAGGCCTGCCTTCTGGTTCAAAGCCAACTGTGTCGCGTTGCTGACGGGTTTGTCAATATCAGCCGTATTATCGACCTGATCCAGCCCTACGTCCGCCTTGGTGAGCCCCAAGGACGCCTTGGCCGTCGCGGCGTCTGTCTGGCCAAGCCACTGAAGCCCAAACGCCGACGCCTGCGAATCATCCAACTTGAGGTTGAGCGCCGTTTGCGTCGCGTTACTGATCGGCTTGTTCGCATCACTCGTATTATCGACGTTTGAAAGACCTACATCAGCTTTTGTGATAGTGACAACGCCTGTCTGGCCGTTTACACTCGACACCTTGTCGCTGTTGTCGACCTTATCCCACGTTACGCCATTGGAAACGATCCAGTCATCAACGCCCCAGTCGTTAATTCCGTTGATGGAGGTCGTTCCAGCGACAGATACCTTGTAATACCACCCTTTATTCCCGACGGCAGCGGCTGGGATAGCAGGCGTATTCGTAGATGCGTTCCAAGTCCCCTTGTAATTGATGCCACCGCCCGAAATCGTCGCCTCGAGCGCGTTGATCTTGTCGTAAACGGTATTCTGGCTCGGCGCCATGCCCGAACCATCCCACACCGGCCCATAAGGGACGTTGGATATCGCCGACGCGTTGACCACGAGCGCGCCAGTTGGGTCTACGACGACCGCCGCTTTCGCGTCGATGGGAGCCCCATCCGGCCCTACGGGGGTAAATTCCAGACGCGCACCATTAAGACCAGCGGCGTCGGTAAGAACCAGAACCTCGAGATCCATGGGCGTGCCATCTTGGTTCTTCGGGTACTGCGCGATCTTGAGAGGCGGCATTGTCTCGTTCCTTTACGGCTGGGGCGCACCGCTGGGCGGGTCCGTGATTGGGATAGGCGCTCCATGCGTGGGGACAAGGCCACCATGGGGAGGCCAAGCCGTGACCGGCTGGCCGTGAATGTACTGACCCTGCGCCTGTGCGGGCGCGGCGAACGTGATAGGCTCGTCTGCAAAGGGCGTCGGGTTCCCGTGCGGGTCTGGGTTTCCCGGTGGCCCCCCACTCGGCGGGCCGGGAGGGTCAAACGGTGGACCGGGAGTGGGGGGTAGTGACATTGTTACCTCCGGATCTGCCCTACGATGAGGACGATGAGAATGAGCAGTAAAAGAATGTCGGTAATACCCATTGGTTTTCTCCGTTGGTTCCGAAAAGCGGCGCGGAACCTTCACCATTGCGATATTCTGTCTCTCTGTTATCCAAAAAATTTCTGAATTTGGGTACCGACTCATCTTCACTATTACAGCGCCACCCCCCGCCCCCCGGCAGCCCCGAGACCCCGTACCCGGCACCCCCCCTTTCCGATCCCCCAGTCCTCAGAAACCGAGGAAAACAGACGTTTTTCGTCTGCCATTACGACGCTCCGTCCTCTCCACCCATTGCACTGAGCCTCCGACGTGCGTGCAGCAGGCGGTCGGCAACATCAATGACCACACGTGACTCACCATCCTTGAACATGCCCATCGTGCGCCCGAGCAGCTCGAGCCCTCGGTACTTGTCAGCCATGGCGAACCGACTGCTCACCTCCACAGTAACTCCGCCGTCTTTGTCCCGCCGTGTCGTCGTTTTACTTGCGACGTTACTGATAGCCCTGAGTTGTTCTTCAGTTGCTGTGCTGAAGTCTACTTGCGGGAGACCATCCTCATCGACACGTATGAAGTCTTTTATATTGGCAAACGCGAGCGCCTCCATCTCTTTTACTACGCGTCCTTGCATGTCGTCTGTCTGCTCACTGAGCGCCGCAGTTCTGTCGGCAAGATATGCTTGGACATCGGGTCTCTTTAGCAGCCTATTCCCTGCGACATGAGCAGACTTCGTAGGATATCCTGCCTTGCGGGCGGCAGCAGATATCTGTCCAAGTATTAGATACTGATCGGCGAAGGCTTTGTGCTTCGGGTTAAGTATCACGCGAGTTGATTTGCTAGTCATCAGAGTATTGTACTCGCGCGCGCAAGGTCGTGACCAGCGACCATTTGTTACAGTCAAAACCCGAGGTTTTCTGCCATTTATGGGGGAGTTTGACCGCCGCCGAATAAAGTGAAATAAAAGTGTACATCGTCTTTTATCAAGTAAAAACAAAGGGTTGAGCCCCTAATTCTTACACTATTTCACTTTACACTTCTTCTTAGCAGTAATGGAAGTAAACTGTTATTGTATAGATGTAATTACAGTGAGTAAGCAGTACTCTCAAGAAAAAGTGTAAACTGTAATCCTTATAGATTTGGCAGTTTTTAGCCATTTAATGTGAAAGCAAAAGTGTAAACTCTTACAGTAAAGGACGCTTCGTCATGGAAATAGATGAACTGATAAAGTTAGCCAATGAAGCACGGAGACGTCAAGCCAAAGCCCAAAGAGACGGCCAAGAATTTCTTTTCACGTGGCGAAGCACTGGAGCCGAGATAGTAGTCGGATACTCGGTGGCAGCCGAGCGCCTTGGCATGAAGGAAAGTAGTCTTCGTTCTAGGCTGGCCCATCACCGTAATCAATACCACGTGACCCGAGTAAACCCGATCACTGGTGAGCTTGATGTGCTGACCGTTGTCCGGCGGCAAATTGTTAAGCCCAAGAAGCCGCGAGGACGTCCGCCAAAGCAGCCGAAATTCCCCCGCGAGCCGGAGCCGCCGCTGGAAATGGTAGCCTACCGAAAGCGTCCCAAGTGAATTGGCATGATTCTTGCACCCCTGCAAGACTCGTGCCAAAAACCCGAAATCGCGATAGGGATGAAATATCGTCGCTCCGGCCATGCTGGGTACTTGGGACGACGCGTCTCCTCAAATCGGATTTACGGAGCGATAAACGGGACTTCGGAATGGCACGCGCCTTGCAATCGCGAGCGCCCGTTTTTCCGCTTAGTCGCGCGTCCCGAGCGCGGCCTCTGGGGACAGCGCCAGCGCCAGCGCCGCCCATGGCAGCGAGGCCAGCGCCCGTGACGATAGGTCATTGCAATCCCTCGCAGGCGGACAGAGAAGAGGGGGGCGGCGCTGCTGCCGCAATGGAAGGAGGTTACAAAGTTACACGGCAGGCGGAGGGCTCACAGGCCCGATCCGGGGGTTAGCGCATAGGACCGCTTCAATACCCTGCCGTAGACCAGTGTCACCTTGGGCGTTTATGGCCGCCCGCAAAATGGCACTGAGGCGCATAGGCAGCGCCAAGCAACAGCCCGCCCGCTAGCAACGGGCGGCTGTGCTGCTTTGGCCCGTGCAACGGCACGGGCTTAACCAGCACAGACGCTGGACCCGCCAATGGTGGCGGGTAAATCCAAGGGAGGTTCCCATGACCAAGACCAACGCAACCAAGACCGTTTCCGCCAAGACCCCGTCGCTCGCCAAGGCCAGCGCAATCCTCGGCAAGGCGCTCGTCGCCAAGCCCGCCGCCAAGAAGGCAGCCCGCAAGGCCAAGCCCGCCGCCAAGGTGGACGGCAACCGGATCGTCACCGTGACCTACGACAATTCGCAGTCCTACGTCGTGGTCTGCGCGCCGGACGGCACAGTCAATTATCCGCGGACGGCCGAAACCCCTGAGCTCCGGGCTGCTGCCATTGTCGGCGGCTCCTTCCGGGTCGTGAAGGGGCTCGTTGCTGGCCTGCCTGTCAAGCCTGCCAAGCTCGCCGAGGGCGTGACCAGCCGGACCGCCCCTCACAGCGCCAAGGCAGCCCGCGACGCCTCTGCTGCTGCCAAGCCCGCCAAGGCCGCCAAGCCCGCCGCCAAGGCAGCGAAGGCCGCCAAGGCGAAGCAGCCTGCCAAGGGGACGAACCGGGCGTACAAGGTCGGCACGACCGCCAACGAAGCCCGCCCGGATAGCTGGCGGCACCATCTGCTGACCATGGTCATGACCCACAAGGACACGGACAGCGCCAAGGCCGCCCATGCGAAGTCGGGCAAGTTCAGCGCCAATAAGCTGGACTTCAACTTCGCCGCCGCCAAGGGTTACATCGTCTGGACCAAGTAGGACTGATATGCTCTGGGGAGCCGGTCACAAGCCGACTCCCCTAACCACATCAGTGGATAACAATGGAGGTTCATAACATGGGACAATATATCATCGTAATGAAGCAGCATGGGGCGCTCAACTGCGAGACCAAGTTCTTCGGCCCGTACGCCGACCACGAGACCGCCTACGACGCCCTGACCGACGGCACTGTGCCGAGCCTGCTGACGCTGGACCAGCGTGAGGCGCGCGGCATTGAGCGCGACGACGGTCACCGCTACATCGCCGAGCTGGAGTCGGGCCTGTGAGGCGCGCTCTGGTCATCGTAGGGATGATTGCCGCTGTGTCGGGCTGCTCAGGGTTGCTCGGCGCTACGCTGAGCTCTGTGACCGCGCGGGCGGCCTGCCACCCCGACCGGGATTATGCCTCGTACAATGTCGAGGACAGCCCGTGCGGCATGACTTGGGACAACGGCATGGCCCTCGACATTGAGGACTGCGCCTACATGGGAGGGGAGGGCTGGGATGACTGACCTTGCCAAGGCGGTCAGGGCGCTCGCCAAGAAGGCCGATGTCAAAGGCCTCGCCGTTGCACTGGGGGAACTGCTGAAAGCATCGCCAGCGCCGCCCAAGCCCGTCCGGGACCCGTTCCGGTCACCGCTGCCCGTTCCTGCGACCGACGGCGGATGGAAGGCCGCCACTCGCACTCGCCGGAGCCGCCGAGCTCCTCGGTTCCAACGCTACAGCCCGACAGGCAAGCGCAACGACGCCCGCTTCGGCACGTTCCGCCACTACATGATCGCCACGATCCTCGCTCACACGAGCATCAGCGATGCAATGTTCGCACATGGAAAATGCGACAATCCCAAGTTCACCAAGAACAAGCTGGACTTCCATTGGGCTGTGTCCAATGGTTACATCACCCTAGACTAACAGAAGAGGTTCATCACAATGTCCACCATCAGCATCTGGACCGATAAGCGGTCACTGACACGCGCCAACGAATACGAGGGCGGCTGTCGCTCCTGCCTCAAGTCCGTCAGCCCTGCCGAGGGCTTCCTCATCGCCCGCGCCACGACCAGCGGCGAGCCCTCGGTCAACGGAGTCCTCCACAAGGACTGCCCGCTGCCCGAGGCGTACTTCCTCCGCGCTCAGATGGGTCATGGCCGCCTGCTCGGCGAAGTCCGCGTTCTGCCTGACACTGAGTGGCAGGGTAACAGCGCCGAGGTCAAGGAAGTCCCTAAGCCACAGCCGACAAAGTCTGAGCTGGAGGCCGCTGCTCAGGCGATCGTGGCCTCGGTCACCGACGCCTTCCTTGCCAAGGTTCCCGACCTTGTCCGGAGCACGATGCACGAGGCGACTCGGGTCGTGGAATTCAAGCAGCCCGCCAAGGCGAAGCCGATCACCGTCAAGGACGCCCACAAGATGCTCGCCCCTATCGTGCTGGCGCTCCGGGCAGGCGTCAAGCCCCTCATCGTAGGGCCAGCGGGCAGCGGCAAGTCAACCCTAGCCCTCCAATGCGCCAAGATCATCGGCAAGGACTTCTACTGCGCGAACAGCGTAGCAGGGAAGCACGAGCTGCTCGGCTTCAGGGACGCCCACGGCAAGCCCGTCCACACTGACTTCTACAAGGCATTCAAGTTCGGCGGCCTGTTTCTGCTGGATGAGATGGACAATTGTAATCCGCAAGCGCTCGTCGCCCTCAACTCGGCGATTGCCAACGGGTTCTGCGAGTTCGCTGGGGAAATCGTCTACGCCCACAAGGACTTCCAGATCATGGGCGGCGCTAACACCTTCGGGCGCGGCGCTGACAAACGCTACGTCGGTCGTAACAAGCTGGACGGCTCCACCTTGGACCGCTACGTCACGTTCGTCATGGACTACGACGAAGAGGCCGAGTTCGCATGGGCTCGCAACGACGAGTGGACGAAATGGGTTCAGACAGTACGTGCCGCAGTCTTCGCCGAGGAGATTGATCACTTGGTCAGCCCGCGCGCCAGCATCGACGGAGCGCTGCTCCTCGCAGTAGGCATGGAGCGCGCCATGGTGGAAGACGCTGCTGTCTGGAAGGGTCTGGACAATAATCATCGGGTTCGTATCCAAGCCCGCCTTAACCGGGGAGTCTGAGCGATGAAGGAATATCAGCAAGGCGATGTATTCGTCCGCTTCGGCAGCGACCTCCACGACGTCGCTCTGTGGCTTCAGCGTACTCCCCGCGAATGGTCGGTCAGCCAGAGCACGACCAACAGCGCGACCGATAGCTGGGACCTCGGCACGGGCTATGACAAAGCCCGCCAGCTCGCTGAGACGGGCTGGACCGAGGGGGCGCGCGACTTCGCTAACCAGCTCGCCGTCCTGCCGCCCAATGACGCCGAACCCGAGTACACGTACGACGTCGCAGGATACATGCCGGACGTCGCGCTCTACTGTGCTGGCGACCCGATGCACATGATCAACTTCGGACACCCTCAGGGCCGGAAGCCCGTTGTCCACTTGGTCATCAATGCTGTGGCCGCTGGGATGATCAACGCTAACGAATATCGTAACTACGGAGCTGCCATAACGGCGATGGTCGGGCAGATCGAGGCGACTGGTCGTCAGGTCGAGCTGGACGTCGTGTTTGTGGACAGCCTCAGGGGCGGCAAGGCGATCCTCGGCTGGAAGGTCAAGCGGGCCGGAGACAATCTGGACCTCAGTGCTGTCGCCTATAGCATCGCTCACCCTGCCGCCTTCCGTCGGCTAGGCTTCGCCCTTATTGAGCGCACGCCTAGGTCGTGGCAGCAGCCCGGATATGGTCACTGTGGCTCGCTGACAAAGGAGCTGGCGGAAACCATAGGCGCGGGTGAAGCGTTCCTACTGGGAGGCGTCGGCGTAAGCCAAGGGGCGTGCAAGACCATGAAGGGCGCGCTCAAGTTCGCAGCGCAACAGATTAACAAGGCAGCGGGCGAAACCCTCGTCGATGTGAAGGACTAGGTGGCGCTAGTCCTTCCTTCGCCCTGCCGCTATACTGCCGCCAGCCCTAGCAAGGCAGCAACAAGGGAGGAGTCGTATGCTCTAGCTACTGCTCAGTCCTGACACGAGCTTAATGAGTTCAGGCCAAAGCGTTGACTCTACCCGCCGCATATGTCAGGACTGCCATGTGTCTAGAGGCACAAACACGAAGGAGGTTCCAATGGTTCATAAGATTGAAGACGTCACCAATGTCCCCGTCAAGCACAAGTACGGGCGGCTCTTTGAAAACGCCAAGAACGACGGCATCCCGTATAGGTACGGCGCTCCCGTTGAGTTCAACGCTCGCAACCTCGACGTCCTGTTCGGGCCGAAGAACAAGAAAGGATATCGCCGCTAGGTCATTGCTCTGGGCTGCGACTCCCCTTCGCAGTCCTAACCAGTGATTTACTGGGATTAGGAGGTTCTAATGAACACGTTTGGAAAGGCATATAGGGAGAGCATGGACTTCAGCGACGAGGCACAAACTGCCCGCCGCGTTGCCGCGCTCATGCGTAAGGGCGTGAGCCTGGAGGACGCAACGACCATGGATAACGCGTTCATGGAGACCGTTAGGCGCGTCGGTGAGGCGATGGGCAGCGTTATTGATAACTTGCCGCCCAAGGTGCGCGGCGACGCTGCCTTCTACGCCTTGCGCGGTCTGCTGGTCAACCTTGACGGGTTGGAAAACATCATGGTCAGCACGGCGCTGGAAGAGGCGCTCAGGGCTGGTATCCAAGTCATCGTTATGGGAGGGGAGCCAGAGTGCGACTGCCCTACATGCGTCAAGGCTCGCGCTGCCAACGCTACTTCGTATCGCGGCCACAGCCTCAACTAGGGGAAGACCCATGCTGTCCGACGCAATGGCCGACCTTGTGGCCGACATACGCAATGGGGCGGCTCTGGAGACGGCTGCCGCTGCCATTGCCCCGGACTATGGCTTTCACCCTAGTCTGCTCGTGCGTAAGTTCCACGAAGCCTATCCTCTGGGGTTGCCGCGCTTGGCAGCGCCCGAGGAGCTGGCCGATATGGAGAACCGGATTATCCAGCGCGAAGTGGAGGAGCGCGTTGGTCTTAGACTAGCTATGGAACATTTCGTTGACGACCCCGACATGCGGAAATTACTCCGTAAGGTTTGTGGACTGTAGGAGAACAATCGTGAATAAATCCAGACGAGCTATCATCGCCAAGGTTCAGGGGCTGATCGAGGAAGCCAAGGAATTGCTCGAGCCCGTGCGCGACGAAGAGCAGGAGTCCTTTGATAACCTCAGCGATGGGCTGAAGAACGCGGAGAAGGGGCAGGCGGCAGAAGCTGCGGCCTCCGCTCTCGATTCTGCCTGTGACTCTCTGCAGGAAGCCTTTGACTTCTGTGAGGAAGCAGTCGGTGGCTGAGATGCCCCACATGCGTCGCCGAGAGGGCGATGAATACTTCTGCCCCCGATGCTCTAAGCGTTGGGACGTAGGGGAGCCTGATCCGGGTCCGTGCGTGGAAGACGTACGACGCCCCATGCTCAGGGATCACCGTGACGAGGAAGCTATCGCTTACCTCCGTGACGTTGACGGCACCGGCAGCTATCACGTTTGCACGTGGAGCGATGTCGGAGCATTCCCCGTTTACCGCTAAACTACCCGTTTGTCCCTCGTAGCGGCCATGCGCTATAAGGGGCCGTTCACCTAGCGTCGAGCAAAGGCCGTTGGTCTGAACCTCCCGCGCGCCCCGCCCTTCCAAGGACTCGGCGCTAGGTGGACACTCCTTGGAAGGGTATCATGTGAATAAAGTGGTCAGGATCAAGGCAGGCACGTTCAACGATGCCGCGACGCAGAAGCTAGAGTCCTCAGGTTTAACAACCGAGCAGGCGAACTCTTGCGGAATGTACAGCGTCAACACCGCCGCTCAACTGGGCGAACACTTTGAAAGTCAGCCCGCGCTTGTCATCCCGTACTTTGATACGCGAGGCCGCCCGCTACGCCCTCACAAGGCATGGCCGGAATTCTACCGTCTGCGATACTTAGGCGAATCGCAGGTGAAGGGCTTCGCTGAAGCCGCTGGCGCAAAGCCAAGCAGATACACTCAGCCCCGAGACACCGGGGTCTGCGCCTACCTCCCCCGACTAGCAGACTGGGCGGCCATAGCAGCCGACCCCAAGGAGCCGATACTCATCACCGAAGGCGAGCTCAAGGCGACCAAGGCCACAGCCGAGGGCTTCCCCACGATTGGGCTGGGCGGCGTCTATAGCTTTCGGGCCAGCGCCCAAGGCATTTTCTTCCTACCTGAGCTTGAGGCCTTTGAATGGTCGCGTCGCAGGGTGACTATTGTCTACGATAGCGACTATGTCACTAACCCCATGATCTGCGGTGCGATCAACGCGCTGGCTGACGAGCTACAGGAGCGAGGCGCGCTTGTATTCATTGCGACGCTGGAAAACGTGTACGATGATGAGAACCGCAAGACAGGGCTGGATGATTTTCTGGTGGAGCGCGGCGACGACGAGCTCATAGCCCTGCTCAAGCGGGCGGAACCTCTCGGCATCTCCAAGCGTTTATGGCAAATGAACAACGAGCTCGTCTACATACGAGACCCCGGCATGGTCGTGGCACAGCGCACGGGCCAGAAGATGGACTGTAGCAAGTTCGGCGCTCATAGCGACTGGGCGACCGTATCCGTGCCTGAGCGTAAGATGAAGCCTGACGGCACCATGGCAGTCAGCAAGGCCAGCGCCGCCCCCATCTGGCTGAAGTGGCCCATGCGCCGCGTTGTCGACAAGCTGAGCTACCTCCCCGGCGAGGAGCGCTTTGCCGAGCAGGAGAACCTTCTCTACTTTAATCAGTGGAAAGGCTGGGGCTGCGAGCCTGCCAAGGGAAACATCAAGCCGTGGCTGGCGCTGATAGACTTCCTGTTTGAGGGAGCTGAGAAGGGAGTCAAGGAATGGTTTTTGGACTGGTGCGCCTACCCGATCCAATTCCCGGGAACGAAGTTGTTCTCGGCCGTCATCATGTACGGACGGATGACTGGGACTGGCAAGACCCTCGTTGGATACACGTTGGCGCGTATCTATGGGCAGAACTTTATCAAAATCAAATCCAAGGACTTGTACGATACATGGTGGGCGGAGAACAGGCAGTTCGTGCTTGGCGACGAAATATCGGGCTCTGACAAGCGCGCCGAAGCCGACATGATGAAAGCGATGATCACCCAAGAAGAGATCAACATCAACATCAAGTATATCCCCCAGTTCAGCATCCCCGACTGTGTGAATTACTACCTGACCAGCAACCACGCTGACGCGTTGTTCCTGGAGGACGAAGACAGGCGGTTCTTTGTCCACGAGGTAATGGGCGCTCCCCTGCCCGACGAGTTCTACCGAGCCTATGACAAATGGCTCAAGAAGGATGGAGGCGCTGCCGCCCTGATGCAATGGTTGATGGAGCGCGACCTCAGCGACTTCAATCCGAAGGCCATGGCCCTACGCACGAGCGCGCGTGAGCGCATGATAATGTCGGGCAAGTCAGACCTTGCCATGTGGTGCGCCGATCTTAAGGAAGCGCCTGCCCCCCATCTCAAGCTGGGCCAGCTACGCCATCAGCGAGACTTGTTCACCAGCCATGAGATACTGGCGATGTACGAAAATGAGAACGAGCGTCAAATGGGCAAGGTCACGGCGAACGGTATGAGCAGGGCGCTACAGGCCGCAGGCTTCAGACAAGTCTACAACGGTGGGCCGTTGGTAAACCCGGAGGGCAAGCAAAGCCGATACTACATGATTAGGAATGCAGATAGATGGAGCCGCGTAAAGGATCGTAAGATACTTACGAAGCATATTGCGCTCCAACCTATGCGGGGGGACTGACGCTTTCAGTCTAATGAGGAGAAGTAGAATGCCAGAAGCTGAACAACTGCCTGTCGCCACGCCCACGGTCGGCGCGAACTACAATTACGGCGGCGACAACTATGTCGTCACCCGGTTCGAGCCGAATCACTTCCTCGTCCAAGACACCGAGGGCGATTGGGTGGACGCAGTCGAATTCACCGACGTCGTTGGCGAAGGTGAGACGGCCACGATCAAGTACGTGGTCACCGCAGAGGTCTTCGAACACTATCACGAAGGCCTCATTGATGAGGATGCTGAGATTGACAACTCGCTCCCCGAAACCCCCGAGCCCAAGGAGTAAATGACATGACTACACCTGTTATCGGTGCTGTCTACAACAACGGCACGCGCGAAGTCGTCGTGACGAGGTACGCCCCAGCGAACTTCATCCTTCTCAACGACGACGGCACCTACGAGGATGCGATCGAACTCGAGGAGGTCGTTGAAGCGGGCATTACGTCCACGAAGCAGATGGTTGTCTGCATGGATTGCTTCCAGACTTTCACGGAAGGCTCCATTGAAGGCGGTACACCGGCCGAGGAAGAGGAAGAAATTCCTGTGGCCGATGCCGAAGATGCCGGCGACGCACGAACGGCAAAGGAGCGCAAGGCCGACGAAAAGGCCAAAGCCGAACAGCTCCCGGCCGATCCACCCAAGAAGGATCGTCGCTGGTAATGATGATATCTGCGGCAAAGGCGCACGATGCCGCGGAGGCACTGGGGGTTGAGCTTGCCACCTTGACCCCCAGTGTTTTGACGCGCGCCTACAGAAACAAGGCTAAGGAGTGTCACCCCGACCACCACGGCCCGAAACATCTTTCGCAATGGGCGCGCATAAGCTGGTCTAAGGATGCGCTTACGCTCTGGCTCAAGCAGAACCCTCCGCCAGCCCCCAGTCTAGAAGCCGGAGCTTGTCGCGCCTGCGGCGGCACTGGAAAAATTCGCATAAAGCGCACGGGCTTCGGAGTGCCGCTATCCATGATGTGCGTTCTGTGTCGTGGTACGGGCAGCGGCAAACCCGAGGAGAACGACATTGATTGAGATGTACAAGCTGGCCCGTCCTCAGATGCACGGAGTTCCCATGAGCATCCTGAGTGGCAGGCCGCAAGGCACTGAGAACGCGATGCTCAACGACATACTGGGAGGATTGCCCCAGTTCGTAGGGGAGATCGTCGTAGGCAGTCCCACAGCCCCCGATTGCTACGAGCGCAGCAAGGCGTTCGTTGATAACCCGACCGGAGTGCATCTGTTCGTGTTCTGGGTCTATGATCTACGGACAACGGAGCGCTATGGATTGCGCGACCGCTTGGATATCGTGCAGCCGTTCGTCACCTCGTGCGGTGCGAACATACAGTACGTCGATCACGAGCTCATTGAATCAGTCAAGGCACTGGAGAACTATCGTGCCACCCTCATCAAGCAAAACTTCACGGGGATTATCCTACGCGAGCCGTTTGGCACGTTCGGTACGGAAGACGAAACGCTCCCCATCGAAACTGCCATCGTCTGATCCGCCCACTGGGCTGTCACCGCAGTACATGACCCGTATAAAGGCAGTCATGGACTTCTACGACAGTCTCACAGTGGAAGAGGCGGCACTTATAGGGGAGTACGGCTTCGACCGCGCCGTGCGCGCTATGCGACAGTTCCCCACGACCAAGGCGGCCAAGGCATTCCTCGAGGAGGAGCGTAAAGCCTTGCAAGTCAGCCGCTATGGGGGTAGAAAGTAACTGACCCTGCGGACTCCTCTCCCTCCCAGGAACGGCCAATCCGCAGGGTCAACTCGTTTACTCGTTCACAGAAAGAGGTTCTCATGCCCAAAGTATCTAAGCCGAAAGCGCTCCCAAAATCCATGGGGGCGTGCGCTGACCTGCTCTTTGATGTGCGGCAGCAGCGCCTAGACGCCGACAAGTACGCAGCCTCGCTTAAGTCCGAGGAAGAGCGCATCAAGACCCACATCATCGACAACCTTAAGAAGGACGACACTGGCGCGGCTGGCAAGCATCACCGCGTTCAGGTCAAACGCGACCGTAAGTACCGCGTCAACCCTGAGAACTGGAACAAGTTCTTCGCGTGGGTCGGTAAGAACAAGCGTTATGACATGCTCCAGAAGCGGATTAACGACGCTGCTGTCCGCGACCACATGGAGACCCCGCGTGCTGCGAAGCTCCCCGGCGTGGAGCCGTTCGATTACGTCACCGTTTCTCTGACAAAGGTGTAGCATGGACAACGAGGTAGGCTGCGGCGGATGCCTCGGCTGGATACTGTTTTTTATTTTCCTGATTATCTATCTAAACGCATAAGGAGCGAAGACCATGGTTGCAAAGGCAAAGAGCAAGACCCCCGGCACCGATGTGGTGGATTGGGAAAAGGAGATGCAGCAGCAGGCCGAAATCGCAGCGGGCGCTCAGCG